ATGAATGGAATGTCAACTAATAGGACAAATCCGATTTTAATAGGAATGCTTGCCGTATTTGTGAGTAACATTGGTCACGCTTCCGCTCTTGAACAATCAGGTCAATCTATTTTGCCATTTCTTGAAAATGGGAATTATGCAGAAGCAAATTTTTTTGCAGTTGATTCATCTGTTTCTGGCATAGTCAACGATAGAGCCGATCTTGTACGAGATCATCAAAGTCGTGATACAGGTGATATTGCAGAAAGTACGCAGTTCTATACAGCTGCTCTAAAGTTACAACTCACAGATCAATTAAGTTTTGGTATGTTATACGATCAGCCTTTTAGTGCTGACATTAAATATCCGGCACGTTCTAATAATAGTTACTTTGATAATGATGTTAGCCATCAAGGTACGTTCGTAAAAGCCGACACTCAAAATTTAAGTTTATTATTCGGATATTCTCCATATCAGCATTTTCAAATTTATGGTGGACCTGTTTATCAAACTGTAAAAGCAAATGTAGCGCTTAGAGGTAATGCCTATACTCAGGCTTTTAATGGCTATAATGCTAAGTTTAAACAACAAGGTGAAGTTGGTTGGTTGTTGGGAGGGAGCTATCAACTACCTGATATAGCATTAAAAGCAGCAATTACATATCGCTCTAAAATCAAATATCAATTTCAAGTGGAAGAAGATATTTTTGGTGAACCATTAAAACTTGTTGAAAATGAGAAAACCCAATTAGAGACTCCAGCATCATTAAATATTGATTTTCAAACAGGTATTTCTGAAAAATCACTTGTTTATATGAATTTAAGATGGGTGAATTGGAAAGAGTTTGAAACTCGTCCTCCACAATATGGAGCTCTTTCTGAAATTTTAATGAAAGAATTAACCAATGGCGAATATATTCAAGGATTCAAGCTCGATTCTTACCAAAACGATCAATATAGTGCAACTTTAGGAATTGCACACCAATTTACAGAAAAATGGAGTACTTCAACAGATGTAAGTTGGGATTCAGGTACAGGTAATCCTGCATCAACGATGGGACCCATAAAAGGTTCATGGTCACTTGGTTTAGGCGTCCAGTTTAACCCAGCTAAAAACTACTTTATAACTGGTAGCTTAAAATATTTTTGGCTAGGTGATACTAAAACTGAAGATGGGACTTATTACTTGCCAATAGAGGGAATCAAGCCATACGCAGAACAGGCAAATTTCAAAAATAACCATGCAATTGCGTATGGTTTGAAATTTGGATATTGGTTTTAAGAAGGGTTGATAAAGCCTTATACAATGGCAGTAAACAGCATTGTGTAAGGCACTGATACTTGTTAGGTATGCTTAGAACACTTAGCCAAACTATGGTCACAGTGAAAATCAAGTGACTTACTAATATATGGAGAGTAGCAAAGCCTTATATACGGTAGGTTTTTAAATCTTTTATTTAACATAATATACATTATACGAACAATCGTATAATTCACCATTAAGCCTTTGATTCCATTAGGTTTTTCTTAGGAACTGGCTTAACACTAAATACCTGCATTTGTGCTCCAAACTTAGTTTGTTGCTCTGTGAATTCGATTTCTACTTCTTGAGCGTTGTCAGCACATTCCTCAAGGATTGCCTGAATTTGTTCAACTGGCATCATTCCCGGCATTGCACTCAAGTTATATTTCACTGGTGACAATACGGTCGTAGATAAATAAGCCTTAGATTCACCGTTTTTCTCAGTACGGTAAACGGTTGGAAAAATTGTGCGTTTATTAAATGAAACTTGCATGGTTAAAGCCTCCTCAGGCAACTAGATGTAACCCACGTTTGGGTGTGTATTGTGAAACTGGTTGAACGTAATCTGGTGGTAATTGATCAGCCATCTTAAGTTCGAATAAACGTACAAATGGGATGACTTTACCGTTTGGATTTTTAGCAAGGTTCTGTAAATGACCTTTAGAAATCTCGCATAATTCCAATGCTTTAAGCGCATCATAGAATGTACGTTCGTTATAAAGTTCTTTAGTAGCCTTTAAACCGATCTGACGAATCAATGAATAAAACTTCATTGCGTTATTCGCTCTCGTATAACTTGGTTTACCAGTCTTTGTATAAGTCACTAATTTCGACTTAAATAAATCTAGGATTTCTCCGTCATTCGAAAAATTCATATGTTTACCCTTCAATGTGTTTAAGATCGGGTCAAAAGCTACGTGCCAGAGGCGTAGCAATAGTTCTGGCTTTTCATGTTGCAGCTTAATTAGCTGAAATAAATTAGATGGATAACCATTCTTGGTTAAATATGTCTTACAAATACGAGCTTCTAAACGCAAAACTGCATTAGCAAATGGCAAAGCATCATTCATAGCAATAACAAGTGATTTAGAGCGCATACAGCCCTTGTCTGCTTGCTTCTGTAGCTTATGTAATTGGCTTTTTACTTCTTCAAATTTGCCATAAGCCTTAGGTCGAATAGATGCACCATCATTACCCCAAGTGATGTAATTCTCGTACTTAATCTGTCTTGCTTTACGGTGACCCGAAGCCAAGTTAGCCATATAATCCAAAGTTGGTTGAACCATATTCTGATGAGGCAATCTAAATATATAAGTCGTATCTAGATGTAAAACCTCAGTATTAGGTAAATCCAAAATTGGGGCTAACTGGGGAAAGGCTTCGAGTAACATGCCAAGCATATGGTCAGAACCTAATTCAATAGACTCAAAGCCATACACATTGTGACCTTGTAACAACTTCAATGGAGACGCTTTAATCTCAACATAAGGCGTTCTATTAATTGTATGTGTATAAAACTTCATAGCCATGTCGGTGTAATCACTAGGGAGAGACTCAAAAGGATGATAAAGCTCCCCTGTTGTTGTCGTTCCATCATCAAGCTTACCGACATGGCGAGTTGCAGCAGGAATACCATAATCACGAATATCACCAGTAAACCAGTGATTATTCTCTAGACTACGAACATGCGTAGGTATGATTGGAATCGCTAACCGCAGAAAATCGAGCATGACAATTACCCAATCATATCTATTACATCGCAGTAATAGTCATTTAAGTCATCGTCAATAAAACCAACATGTGAAAAAGCATTCAACATGCCCAATAAATAACCTCTTTTAAAATCATCAGGAGATTTTTTAAAGGCTTCAATTTCTGTTTTTAATAATTCTATTGCTTGTTGCTTGTCCATGAAATTCCCCAATTTAAACATGTATACAAATAACATCGAAGTAAATTTAATACAAAAACACATGTATAGCAAGCACAAATAACATGTAAATAAGTATTATTGCATACATGTAATTGGCAATAGTTAGATCAAAAAAATGGCGATCACTGTAAGACTGAATGATAGAGAGCAAGAAATGCTCAGAAAGAAGTGTGTTGAATTAAACAAAGCACTAATCAATAAAGGGCTAATGCCAATAAAAGATAGTGAACTAGTACACATAATTCTGGACCAATGTATAGAAGCAGCAGAATTAAGTAATAGCGGAAAGGTACTAGTTAGAGAGCCAAAAAACCAAGATAACGACTAAAAAATAAACAAAATACAAGGTTGTTGCGAAACATTCTCAATAACTCATAAGTATATGAATTATTTAGGGAATAAGGCATATTTAAAAAAACTTTCCGCAGTCAGGCACACTATTAGATAGCAGTGTGCCCTCTCACCTCAAGCTGTTCTCTCCTCCTCCGCCTCCTCGTCCCCTCGTCGTTGTCGTCGTCGATCTCAGCATGAGAATTCGCATAATGAGCACTGATGTTAAATGCCTTGCGAGGGCGTATAGAAATGGTCGCCTCATTGACAAAAAACCCCGCTAACGCGGGGCTTTAGTCAATGAACAAGGCAAGTAACATAATGCCGTATTATGCGAACTCTCAACCGAATATTTCATCCAAAAATTTATGAACTAGAAACCAATAAATAGCATAGCCAAGTACAAAGCCAAGAACGAGGAAAACATCGATAAGTGTAATATTATGCCAATCCATACTTTTTACCCAAAAATAGTAAATTATTGAAAAATAGAATTTAGTTTATTCCCGGGAAATACCGGTTTTTCAGCTGCAGGTGAGCGAGCACTTGTAATAAAATGCCAATCAAGGGATGTATTGATCATCATCTTGTTGCCAACGACGCTCACGAATAAACTTTAAAGTAAACCAAATAGAAAAGGCTATAAGCAAGATACTTGGATATATATATTCCATAAATAAAGCCATAATTACCCCATTAAAAATCAATTATAAAATCTTTTGTTCCGTAACCATGCCACACTTTTAAGTGTCTCATCAACTGATTAAATTGCAGTGTACGACCACAGTATGAGCATTGCGTGTAACTCGAAGTTTGATCACGTAAAAAACCGTAGACTACGCCTTGTGACCGAGTTGGATCGGTCACAATTCCCCTGAACGGTTTTTTTTGGTTGCTGCTACGGTAGAACATATAGACGGTTTTTAGTAATCAAAGAAGAAGTTTTCAAATTAAGCCTTGTGCTTTAGCAGCCTGATATTTAGCAATAAATTCAGCGTCATATTCTTGAGTCTGGGGCTGATTAGTGAATTGCTGTACTTGCTGAGGTTGATTACCAAAACCCTGAGCTTGCTGCTTAAAATAGTTATATGGACGGTCATTGTTCTCAATCAGTTTTCTACAATCAGATTGACTTACATCATGCAAAATAGTCCCTTGCTCAGTATATGCGACATATCGAGAACCCTTCTTCATACAACCAGAAAACACAGGCTTTGACGTAATCTCATAGCTAATTTGACTAGTATCAACGTCATAAGGCTTATTAGGATTGTACTTAACAGAAATAGACTGCATGTCATTCTGTGTTTTCATTAGGTTTTCCTGGTCTCTTTTTGCTTTGTATTCAGGGTCCAAACCTTCTCGACACATATCGGCAGACCAGCCAAGCTGTTTTACACATTCATCAACTTTCTTTTGTAGCGGATCGGCAGCTTTAGGAATCTCAGATTTAATTGTTTTTGGTTCCTCAGTCTTAGAGTCTTGTTGTTTTACATAGAAATAGCCCGCAGCAATTAAGGTTAGGCATAGCATCCAAATACCTTGTACTAGCTTTGCAGGTAACTTAATTTTGCCATGAGTATCACCGCCACCCTTTGAAGACGTATACATTCCAAAGAGATGCTTTGGATATGTAAAAGTACCAGTATCTTCTGCATCTGCTTTTACAGATTTAGTATTAGGGTTTAACTGGTGATATTTCCATAACCACCATGTAGCCATTTTCATACCCATTGGACGATGCAAGTGATAATGCATCCCGACCATGTCTAAAACGTCTGCATTCAACAAACGCGGGGCTTGAGTTATGAAAATAATATCCAAGAACTCAGCATGTCGGTGCGTCTGTAAAAACTCTACTTCTGGATGGTTTTCATTCTTAACCGGATGCTTATATTTTTTTGAAAAGTGGCTGATCTTTTGAGCTTCATCAATCACTACTAAAGATCGTGGCGGATAGTCTTCAAAACTCGATTTTAACGGTTGTGCCGTATCTAGTTTTAGACCATCGATGTTAGAAAAAATATTCCACGGTTCAGCTTCATTTACACGTGCAAATATCTCTTTGACAGCCCACAATGTTTTCCCCGAGCCAGGCGTGGCAGTAATTAAATAAATCATTATTTTTTATCCTAATTCTTTGAAAATCCAAGTGAAGAACTTGCAATAATTGCTCTAGCAATAAATGCCGAAAAAATAATTGAAACGCATTGATCTAGACCAGCTACCCCAACAAGACCAGCTAAATTTCCGACCGCAAAAAAGCCAGACATAAAGCGATCTAATAAATAATTAACGACCGTTAAAACAATCGTAGAAGACACCAGAGAAATTCCCGCGCCCGCTAGTAAACGTCTAAGAAAACCTGAAGCAAGAATTTCACCTATAAACTTGAATAAATTACCCACCTTTAGCTGCTCCTATAACGATGAAAGCTGCATAGATATACGAACACGCAATTAATGCAGGTTTAGCCAATTCAAGTATTGAGCAAACAGGTTGAAGGCTTAAAGTGAAAGAAGTCGTAACATTGAGAACAGTGATTGTTTGAGGCTCAGGTGTTGGACATTTATCGTCTACAGAAAATCTATTGGTATTAAACACTGAGAAATCAAAAGTACGTTTGTCTTCCGTATCAATCTTAGTTTCATCTGCTGTATAAGGCTTAGTTTCTCTATTAAGCCAGTCATCCCACTTCTGGAACTTCTCAACGAAGAGTTTAGGGAAATTAATTGCAGCATTAGCAGCTTGACATACTGATGGCGCCCAATCGCAAAACACTGGAAAGTTAATTGTTATGTCAGTCGGTGGCGCTGGTGGTGCAGTCGGATCGTTTGGATCGGCACGTGGAGTTGAAGTGCCCTGAGCAGCGTTATTGGTCGGAATAGCTTGAGAGTTATTTAACTGATTAGTTATATCTGTAGCAGGAACAATCTGTCTTTGTTCATCTTCAAGTGCAGTATCAGCTACGGATGATACATATGCTTTTCCGTCCGCTTTATTAGCAACCGCATCACTGATTAATTGAGATGCAACAGCATCATAAGGTAAATATTTTTCTTCATTTTCTTGTGGCGGTGCTTTCGGGTCATAATTAGGATTTAAAAGCCACTGAATTGTAGCGAGTCCGACCAAAGCACCCGAAGAATCAAAAAGGTTAACTGTTTTAGAATTATCACTAATAGTATCTTTAATCTGATAAGAAGCTGCCTGTTTTGATGATGAAGCAGTTGAATTGTGATAAGCCATATATGCAACTGCTGCTTCAGTAGTAGTCGAATAATAACCGATATTAGTCCAATGCCATGCGTATTGAAGATTCGGTGAATTTGGATCAGGAGGTACACGATAAATAACACGATTATTTGCAGGGTCCATCGTATAACCTACTGCACCGATTAAAGCTTTAATTGCTAAATCAACAGCTAAAACAGCACCAGTTCTTACGATCATCTTTGAAACTTGTGATGCAGTTGGAGTAATCGCAGCAGCACCAGTAGCAGCATAGTTTTTACCATTTAAAACAACGTTTTTTGCCCCGTCATAAAACGTTGTTGCACCCTGAACTAAGCGTTTAGTAACAGACCAACCCTCACCCGCAACAGTAGTCGCATTTGCTGCCTGAATAAAAATTAAATTAGGTGTAAGAGCAACAAATAGCGAAAGCAAAAATATATTTATTCTGTGGATCATAGTTATTTCCTGAATAGCAAGTAAAAGACTACCGTCATCAAGATCAGGTAAAAGAAACCAAACGACATTTAAGACCCCCTAAAACAGATTCGGGAGCCGAAGCTCCCGATTTTTAAATATTTATTAGGTTCGGTTGAATGCCTGTTTTACATAGCCCCAAACGACCATAGTCGCTTGTGGTACGATTTTGGCTGCCCCAATTAAGCCGATTACAGCTACAGCAGTACCAATGACTGTAATACCTGCAGATGCATCTACATCAGCAAATGCTGCGCTAGATAATGCAGTCGCACCAACACCAAGAATTACCTTCTCAGAGTTAGTCATTTGGCGTGGTTGTTTAGTTTTTTCAACTTGGTTAGTTGCTTTAGTTTCCATGGTTTTACCCCTTGTTAAACATATCGCTAATGATGTTTGCTACCCAAACACTAGCGAACACTACGAGAATTTGACTGAGCAAGGCATTTGCATCAGCCACTGAGATGTTCAAAAGATCAAAATCCTCTTTTGCAACATATGTGACACACGTTGTTTGATTGTTTACTTGAGCAACCTCTTTACAAACGTATGTCGTCAT